TCATACTGACAACCTTTGACGTTGAATCGGAGATCCCCTGCACTTTCTATCGCAAAGGTACCACCTTCTTTATCCATTCTAATCACACGGTTACCTCTGATGACTTCTGTCAACTGTCCTCCTTTACCCATGTCGAGTTTGGAGAAGGTACACCTGTCATTGATGCTGTTAGCAACTGTCCTTACTTCGTTGTCAGAGTTGATACCAATATTAGACGCTGAGTCTATACTGATAGTACCACCTACCTTGAGTTGATACTCCCCTGCCACCTTGTCGAACCTGTCACCCTCTACCTCTGTGTGTAAGTTTCCCTCCACATTTAGGTGAGCGTCACCAATAACTTGAATGATAAGTTTGTCTTCCTTTTTGTTTTTACCGACCTTAAGGGTGGTCGTTCTGTCACTATTTAGGTGTAAATCACGTGTACTGATGACATAAGTGTCACTTTGTTCGTCCATCTCAAAGATAGAACCAGTCGCACCGTTGATTAATCTGATCCTCTCACCATCCTTGGAGTTGTCAAATTCCATGACATGACCCGCTGATGTGACAGTCACCCAGTTCTTAGGATACTTAGTTATATGTTGAGGATTATCATTCTTTGCCTCATCACCTTGAAATAATTCTGTGTTGCTTGTGTCTTGTCTTGCCATTAGTATCCTCCGTAGCCTCCACCGCCACCGCCAGAGCCACCGCCTTGGTATCCTCCACCGCCACCGCCACCTTGCTGTGGTGGCATTGGGTTAGATGGTGGTATATTTTCTGGTGGGTCACTTGATGTTGGTGGTTCAACTATCACCTGTGTAGGTTCATCTTCAATAGGTGTGGTAGCAATGGTAGTTGTACCTCCTGATGGATCTGATACACCTGATACCACTGGTTCTTCTTCTACTGCCACTACTCTGTCTGGTGGATGTCCCACGCAATCAATGTATGACTGTGACTCAAAGATCTCAGTGAATCTGCTAGGTCCTACGTACTGATATGTAGGAACTATATCTGCACCAAATCCTGTGTCATCCACAATACGTGGTTGAACAAATCCTATTGACTTTGTAGTGATCGTAGGTGTCAACAGTCTACCCTCTGTGTCCGTTGATATGTCACCTATCTCCTCTTGTCCTACAAATATCTTAGGTTTCTTATATCCTCTACCTACGTTAGTGATGTCAATAGTATCGAGGACTGGTATTATATCTGAGCAATTCGCATACAACGCTGTAGCATTAGCAGGGATAGCAAGGTCAAAGAACTCTTTGAGTGGGTTGAGTACAAACTTAAATGTGCCACCCGCTGTCTGAATCTTCAATCCAGATGGAACGAATGCATCTTTCTCAAGTGTTGCTAGAGCTACAAGACCAGTGTTGTCCCAGTTGTAGTCCATTACCTGTAGTATAGCTGTGTTTGGATCTCCATCCTCTTCCTGATAGAACAAGACATCACCTTCATCAGCGAAGTCATTTAGTTCTACGTTCTCTACAAGGAAGAACCTCTGCTCACGAGGGCAGTATGTATTGTCAGGATCTAATCCATATCCTACGCCTGGTTTATTAACTCTTATCTTCTCTATCATACCATCCTTGATGATAGGTGTTAGATCTGCACCAGTTCCCTCTGGTTCATTACATGTGAACATGGCTCTGACCTTAGCAGTGGTGTTGATTTTGGATCCTTTGTTTCTCATAAAGATACCAACCATAGCACCTATGTCATCTATGATAGGTAATGCTTTGATGATACTTGTAGACTGTGCATTGTCGAACACTAACTCTGGGAAGCATGGTTTCTTACGTGTGTTTGTTGGACTACAGTTGATGCTAGCAAAATTGATTGAACCATCTGATGCACGTATAGGATATACACTGTCGAACTTCTCTACTAAGCTCTTACCCTTCTCAAATGTCTTCTCTGACACACCTGTGCCAGGTGCACCGACCTCTGCGAACTCACCGTTCTTTGTATTGAATGCTTGTTTGACAAATTTTCCATCAATTAATTTTTGTACTGGCACCCATCCACGTGAGTTAGGTATTGCTGTGCCTACTAACTGTGTCTTACCATCTTTCAATGCTGACTTAGCTGCGTCACTATACTGACTTGCCTGTTTCTTCTGCTTATCTGCTTCACTCTCCTTGGCACCTGTGCCTGTCTCGAATGTAGATAATCCAAGAGCACAAGATAGATCACCCTCACAAACCAAGTCGATTAGATCTAGGATTTTGTTAGAGATAGACTGGATGATATTAGCATTACCTTTGATGGCACCCAGTGCACCCTCTAGGATCCCCAGAGCAGCATCAATACCTGACATGATCTTGTCCATCAATCCACCGAATAGATCAGAGAATATATCTTGTGCCAAACACAATGCAGAGTCGAGTGCTTGTCCTATAAGATCATTCAGTAGACCACCGATGACATCAGCTAGTTCATTGAATATTTGTTTGAAGAGACAGTTGATTAGATCTCCTATGTTCTTGAGTTGATCAACAGCAGGATCCAACAGGTCAGGATCAGGGATCTTGATATCATTGATCACCTCTTCTATATGCTTCTGTGTCTCCTTTAGTACTGTTCCCTTTACATTAGATAGCACACCCGCCATGAATCCCTGCATCCTGTTCTGGACTGCTTCTATCTCTCCTGCCAAGTCTTCTATCTTACCTGTGTTCTTATTGATGAACTCTCCTATCTCATTCTTTTCTATACCTCTAGCAAACTTAAGGAACTCAGCAGTAGCACCTTTGATCTTCACGTCAGCAGGGGTACCACACTTACCATTACCTACATGTATAGTATATTTCTTCCTCTCATCTGATGCTTTCATCAGATCAGTTTGTTGTTGTGCCTCACCACGTTCGTTGACGGTTGACTCTGTGTTCTCCTCGGTTGTAGTTTCTTCTGCCTTCTCGTTATTACCTGTGTTAGGATCAGTTTGTGTAGTATCTGCTGTACCACCGACTATACCACCACCTGTACCATGCTTCTTAGGATTATAATCTGGTGCATGAACCTGTTGATATCCTCTCTTACTCTCTTGTGGTAGTTTAGTGTAAGTATCTTTGGGGTTCTGGTCACTGATGCTACCCATGATGATAGGTAACTGTGCACTGGATCCATCTATAAAGAATCCAACCACCCAACTGTTGATCTGTAACTGCTGAATAGATCCCATGCCACTCTTCATGGCATATACAACTGGCATCACACATGATGCCCATGGTAGGTCTGCTGTTGGTAATACCTCTTTGTCTGGATTATGATAACCTACGATCCTTACTTTGACCTTACCTGTATAGTCATAATCTTTTCCACCAGTACCCGTATACTCTGGATCTGACCCGTCGTTCTCGACCTGTCCTATCCACCAGTTGAATCCATCTTTACCAATGGCGTGTGCTGCTGACTCTAAATTCATCCTATGCTATCTCTATACAATGTAACTCTAGTAGACATTGTGTCTCTCTCTGTTAAAAATTGACGGTAGATCTTACCTACTATGTATCGACCACTTTCTTCTGTATCTAGTTCTCCTGATCTAGCATTATACTTATTGACATTGACTACTGTACCTATCATTAAATCCATAGGTCCTTCATAGTCAAATGTTGCTGACTGATTAAAGAACATTTGATTCCTTATCATAGAATGAGATAACTGTTTTGTCAAATCCTGTGTATACTTTCCTTCTGTATACATGGAGGTGTCTAATACCTTTGACATAATTCTAGTAGGTTTTCCTCCAGTTTGAGCATCACCAAATCTCTTGTAGAACTCTGGTAACTCAGACAAGGGATTTAGTTTCTTCATCTTAGGATAGAAATCATTGATGAAAAATGGTATCTCTGTATACTTAAAGTCCTTCATGTCTAGCGTATACGTAGCACTAGCATAACTACCAAGATTCAATCCACGGAAGATATCGCTACTACCTGTGACAGTGATCGCTCCTATGTTTATATCTTCATTACTCTCCTCATCATCTGATTTAAAGTTTACATTTATTTCTCTGACTGTCTCTTGTTCTACCATTTTATCCATTGCCTTAAAATGATATCCTCTAAAATCTTCATAGAATAGATATCCCGCACCATGTTCACCACTTCCTCCTTGATATATTGATCTCCATGCCAACCAAGCAATGATAGTATATGGATCCCAGTATGGACTGATGAATGATAGTTTTGTTTCTGACTCGTCAGTATCAATAGTCTTGTCAGTTCCTATATCTTGAGTCATCAACTGAGATACCATCTTATGAGTTGATTCACCTCCACCTTTGCCGAACCTACGGGAGATTTTTGTGGCAGAATTTTTTACTGCGTCAACTGAAATACAATATAGCGTTGCCTGAGACTTCTTACCATCTATTATCATACGATCTTTGACATCATATATCACCATACTAAACGTCATTACATTCTCATCTTGATCTTGCCATGATATGTCCATTGGTTCCATACCTTGTAGGTTTGCCAATATACCAGTCGCTGTGTCATTCATCTTTAACATGAGCAACACATTAGATTTAGTGATGTCCTCTATGTAATGTAACTCTAGTAATTGATTAGCATTAAAAGGCACCACAAACATACCAGACTGGTCTAGCTCATCATCATAAGTTGAGATACCAATCTTTAGATCTAGTAGTGTAAAATTAGACTGCTGTTTCATGCTATATCGTGAGGTGTTTCTCCTCCCTGTGTGATAGTTATACTATGAACTAAGAACTTACTAGGTGCTAGTTCTGTAGCGGGCAATGGATCAGACTCATTGATGCCTTGTGTGTTCTTAGTCATATTCTCTATTGCTTTCATAATAGATTTTGATGCATCATCCTCCTCCATTGATGCACCCATCTTAACCATAAGTTCGTTGTTCTGACTTAGGAACTGCTCATTGTTCTCAATGACTTGATTAGTCAGACTATTAATATTTTGTTTCTGATATTGACTCCCTTCGCTAGCTGGTTTGATACCACCCAGTATTCTATTTAACACACTGGTAGTAGCACTGACCGCCCTACCAGTCGTGCTCTTGGCAAAAATATTCTTGGCACCTTGAGTAATGTTATTGAAGGTGTTCTTCATAGCATCTATCTTAGTGTCACCTCGTGTGGATATATTATCAGGTGCTTGCGTTGATCCTTCTGAACTTAATGTAGGTCCTCCACTACCTAGGTAACCAGGTGCACTCGTTACAAGTGATGGTCCTCCTTCACCTTGAGGTTGGAATCCTGAGTCACTAGATTCGTTCTCTACAACCTTACCATCCACCATCTTGAAACTACTGCTCGTCTTTCTGATCGTTGTTTTCTTCTTTTTCTTTGGAAGTAATGCCTTGGCGAGTACACCGATGGGATTCACCATCTTCATCATTTCTAAGACTGGGTTCTTCTTTTTCTTAGGTGCTTTGACAGGAACATTAAATGACTGTCCTATTGACTGTATCTGTTTAGCAACTCCTTCTCCTCCCTCTGGTATCTCAAGATTGTCTAGTAGTCCTGCCAATCCTGCTGCCACTGCCTTGAGTGGTAGTGCCATTGCTTTTGCTAGTGCTTTCTTGAACTTGTCTAGTCCTAGATCCTCAACTAATTCACTCGCAACGTTCTTCTTACCGACCAGTCCTAAACTCTCTAGTGACTTGACACCAGATTTTGTCTCAGGTCTCTGTGCTGATGGGTTCAGCATCTTCATCATAGGTGAAGGAGAAACTGCACCACCCTCTGCTAGTTTTAGACCAGAGTTCTGAGAACTGCCTGGCAATGCTATATGATCAAATCCTTTTACTCGCTGAGGTTCTATGTCAGGAGTGTCTCCCTTGTCACCCTTATCACCTTTCTCTCCCTTCTCTGGTTCCTCTACTGGTTCTTCGTCTTCCTTCTCTTCTATCTCTGGATCTGGTTCATCAGCAAACTCATCTTTGAAGTCCTCTTCTGAACTTAGATCTATCAATGGCAATGCTGCGGGAGATATGAAACTGGCAAACTTCTTCATGGTAGTCTTTGCCTTGAGGACTTCATATCCATCCTCTAGATCTTTCTTTATCCTACCATTAGCTGAGTCATCCCTCTTATCTGCCTCAGCAAGTTGTTGCATGTTCTCAGCAACTAAGAAGTCTTTATACTTGTCCTCTTTGAACATTGACCTTAACAGGTCATTGCGATCATCAAAGAGTTTAGTCAGGTCACTTAGAACCTCATGTACGTCATCAATACTGGGAAATTTGTTTTCCATTACATCTCCACATATCTACCTGAGAAGGTATCAACACCATGTATTGACTTCTCTTTAATTTTTTTAGTGACTACCTTGGTCACTGGAACTGGTACTGGTCTTGCTACTGGGATAGGAACATACTTTATCTTTGGTTTCCTATTGAACATAGAACTCATCATACCACCTATGTTAGGTAGTAAACTAAAACCTCCCATAGATCCACCACTGCTCGGCCACTTGACGGTGTACTGTAGTGGGTGACCATACGATGCACCAAGGCTAGGACCTCCTGTACCTCCACTTGGAGGTTCAACTGCACTCAGGTTTATGAGAGGTGCATAAGGCATAGGATCTCCTGCCCCACCATATCTAGTTGAGTCTTTCTTGATGTCATACTCAAAATGTAAGTGAGGACCTGTGGAACTACCTGCACCAGGATCTCCCAGTGCACCACCAGTCTCAGCAAGTTTCTCTCCTGCTATGAACTCACCAGTTCTCTTGACGAACTTACTTAAGTGTGCGATACGCATCTGTATCTTGGTCTGTGGTAACCACACATCCATAAGATTACCGTATGCACCAAACTTGCCCGCTGCCAAAATTTTACCTGGCTCATTGAATCCTACGGGTGTGCCTACAGGCGTTCCCACATCTACGCCACCATGAGGTCTTGACCTGTTCTCAGTTGAACCATATGTGTCTGTGATAGGGAAGTTTCCTACTGATGTAGCATTTGCTGAGTCGAAAGATGAGTCCTCTACAATCTTACCGTTTACCATCTTGACACTCGATGTCTTGACTCTCATCTGGGGTGCTGCTTGAGCTGGTCTATTGAGCATTGATCCAACTACACCAGCTGCCATACCCATGGGTGTTGCTTTGAGTGCGTACTT